GCGGACCAGCGCGTTGACGTAGTTGTCCGCCATGTCCCTCGACGGCACGGCGCCACCGTCAGCGGTCTGCGGGCCGGTGCCGGTGCCGGTCACGATCCGCGGCAGGTTGATCGAGTCGGTCCCGGCTGGCAGCGGGATCGAGTGGCACAGGTTCGCCAGCGTGCGGCCCGCACGCAGGTACGGAACGTACTGGTCCACCAGCCACAGCGGCGGGACAAAATAACCGCCGGTCCCGTCGGTGCGGTTGATCGCGCGCTTTTCGAACACCTGGCCGCCGGAGCCGTAGAACTGCTCCATCGCCCGCTCCTCCGCGCGGGACCGGGAGTGCAGCCGCTCAACCTCACCCCGCGCGGCCTGCGCGCGCCGCTCCTGCCGCTTCGGCAGCTCCACGCGCAGCTCGGCGGCGTGCCGGTTCAGGCGCTCCTGGGCGCCGGACAGGCCGTCCGGGCCGCGGTCCTGCCGCAGCTCGGCCCGCGCCAGGTCCAGCCAGTAGCTGTGCGGCGCGTGCTGCCCGTAGATCATCGGCTCGCTGGTGACCTGCGCACCGCTCGCGGCAGGGGCACCGGAGCCGTGGTCGTCGGCCATCCCGGCGTTACCGGCGCGGGCGGCGCGGGCGCGCTCCTCACGCTGCGCCTGGTCGCCGAGGTCGTCGAGGCGCTCGTTCAGCGCCCGGATCTCGGTCATGTTCGCGCCGTAGCGCGTGTCTTCCTCGGCCGTGGTCGCCCGGTTCGCCGCCGACGCCTGCGAGAGAATCTCGCGGTTCGCGGTGATCAGGGACGCACGCCGGGTTTCGAGCTGGCCGGTCAGGTCGTGATTCTCGTCGCCGCCCGCAATCACCCGGATCGGACGGCCGTCCTTGCGGTAGCCGATGATCGTCCCGGGTGCAGGGGTCAGGCGCAGGCTGCCAGGCATCGTGCCTCCACGCAGAGATGACTTGGGATCGCGGCGTGATCGTCATCTGCGTGGAGCGGGGCAGGTGGTCACCTCAAGGGTGCCGGGCTGCGTGCGTCCTGGCGGGAATCACACCCGTGTAACTACCACGGATTATGCGGCCTGGTGCCGGTGCGCCGCAAGTTTCACTTGCGCTTCCGGGCGCCCTTCGCCGGCGTCTTGTGGCAGTGCGCGCGTGGCGCCCGGGCCGCCGGGGACGCCTTCGGGGTCTTCCGCGCCCGCTTCACCTTCCCGGCCCCGGCCGCCGGGGCTGCCTTCGCCGCGTGGCAGCTCACCGCGCGGCCGCCAGCTCCTCCAGCTCGAGCTCACGGGAGAGCAGCTCGAGCTTGCGGGCCGCGGCCATCTGGACCTCCTCGCCCGGGATGCCCGTCGGGTCGTCCACCGTCACCGTGGCGCCCGTCCCGAAGTTGTGGCCGCACTGGTTACAGAACTTCGAGCCGCCATGGTTCCCCGCCTTGCACTGCGGGCACGTCAGCCCCGCCGCATGCGGCGCCGCCGCGGCGTCGTAGTCCGACGCGAAAGACAGGTCGCTGTCTTCCGCCGCCGACGCCCGCAGCTCCACCGGCAGGCCCGCGGCCTTCGCCTCACCGAAGCCCGCCAGCGTGGTCACGTCCACGCCCAGCTCCTTCGCCCGGCGGCGGATCAGCGCCTGCGCGGCCTTCCAGTCGCCGTGATGCGACGCCGCCAGCACCGCGGCGGAGTGGAGCTGGGCGATGTTGTTGATCGGGTACGACTTGTCCGGCAGCGAGTTCCCGGCCGCGTGGGCCTTGTCCCGCTCAGCCTGCGGCACCGACAGCAGCTCGTACGAGACCAGGACCGCCGCGTGCTTTCCCCCGTCAGGCAGCGGCTTGCCCTGCTTGCCGTCAGGGTCAGGCGGGATCGCCTTCAGCTGCCTGCCGTCCGCGCTCCAGTAGTCGTGGTCGCTGTCACCCGATGGCGTGCTGTCGTCATCGCCGTCATTGTCGGGGTCGAACACCCACTTGCCGTCACGCCGCTGCCAGCCGCCGTGCGCAGACGCCCGCCGTTCGAGCAGGGCCGGGCCGCCGATCGCGGCCGGGCGGCGGAACGCCAGCTGCTCGACCGGGAACATGGAGATTCCGGCCGTCGCCGCGTTCGCCCCGTGGGTCACCGCACAGACGTCGCCGCGGTGCAGGTCCATCTCCATCACGGTGCGGTGCTCGAACCCGTCGTCCCACTGCTGCTGATTACACACAAAGGCCAGCGACATTTCTGACATGTCGCCCCGTTCGACCGCGCTGGCGAGTGCCCGGACTTCCTCACGGCGGCCGTCCATCGACGGCACGTGCACGTGCAGCCCGCGGGTGTCCTCGGCCAGCTGCATCGTCCCCGACTTGGTCCGGGCCAGCGGGATACCGGAATCGTCATGCCCGATCAGGAACGGCACATCGAGGTTCGGGTTGGCCAGCGACCGCTTGCATGCGCCCTGCGCCACCGACTCGGTATACGGCTCGCCGAGCGGGTCCCACATGCCGAACGGCGCGTCGTACACCGCGGCGTAGCCGGTGAACTCGAAGCTCGACCCTGCCGCCGTACCGTTCGGCTTGGACCTCATTTCCAGGCTGCCGCTGCTGAAGGACATCCCGATCCGCTCGGGCACGCCCCGCATCGCCATCCGCCGCAATTCACGTTCACGCCGGGACATCGGCCCTCCTTCTGGCTTTGCGCCGGTTCCGCGCCTGCTCTGATTTGGTGGCCCAGCGGACGTTGCCCGGCTCGTAGTTGCCGTCATTGTCGATGCGGTCCAGCGTCATGCCGGCCGGGCGTACGCCCAGGTCACGCTCAATATCAGCGACGAAGTCAGCGACGTTATGCCAGCGCTGGCAGACCCGGATGCCCCGGCCGCCGTAGGACGCCCACTCCCGTCGGCGCGGGTTCCCGCAGCGGTGCAGCATCAGCTTCCAGGTTCCGTACAGCGGGTGCATCGCCAGTCCGTGCGTGATACTGGCCGCCGCGCCAGCGGCCCAGTTGCCGCCCATCTGCTTCGCAAGCAGCGCCAGGTCGGCCGCCTCGCGGCGCTTGCAGCCGCAAGAGACGACATGGCCCGTAAGGAGGAAGTCGATCCGGGCTTCATATTCGGTGCCACAGTCGCAGCGCAGGCGGGCACCGCGGAAACCGCCGGGCCTCGACCGGCAGAAGCCGGTCCGGATCGCCGCATCGAGCACCACTCCGCGCCCGAATCTCTGCCCAGAATCTACGATGTGCTTCACGGGGGTTGCCATGTTACACATTCTATGCGGCCTGCGGCAACGTCGCACAGCAATCACAGGCCCTGACTCAGCCTGGGAAGCATTGGCTGCAGGGGCATGGCGTTGACCTGGTCGCGCTGCTCGTCCGTGAGCGGGGCCATGTCCTCGCCTGCGCGGACTTCGTCCTGGGTCACAGTCCGGGACGCGATCATCGCATGGTTAACGGTCCATCTTGTGAGAATGTCGGTCCTGAGCAATGGGGAAAGGTCGAATTTGACATACTGACCGGCGGGCAAAAGGCTTCCGAGCTTTCTTTCCCACCACGAAATCCACCTTTGCATTGTGTAAGTTAGGAAGTCGAGTGCCCTTTGCTCGACGTTCGCATAGGTGATGGACGACCCCTGGATCGGCACGGCCACCATTTCCGGCCACACCCGGAAATACCGGCACACCTGCAGGTCTGAGATGCCCTGCGTGTCAATGAACTGGGAATCCGTCGGATTCACCTGCACCTGCTGGTATTTCCAGCCGCCCGTCATCACCACCGGCTCCCGGGAGCCATGCACCGCGGCGATGAACTTCTGCTTGACCGTCTGCGCGTCCTCCTGGGAGAACTCCGCCTGGCTCTCGTTCGTCAGCAGCGACGTCGGGTGCGCGCCGTCCTCGAAGAAGCCGTTGCCGAAGTCCTGCGCGTTGATGCCCAGCGTCATCGACCGGTGCGCCGCCTGCAGCACCGACAGGCCGGTGATCGCGCCCGGCGGCCGGAAGATCGACTTGTGCCAGACGGTTTCCGGCTTCTGCACCTGGCCGCCGAACTTAACCTCTTTCGACCCGTCGGCCAGGCGGCGGACCTGGACGCGGGCGTTGTCCTGCAGCTCGATCTGCGACGGGAAGCCCAGCCGGTCCCGGCCTGCGATGCTGCCGTACACGTTGCCCTGGATCAGGGCGAACGTGGACGCGTACAGGAAGTCGCCGATGTCCATGTCGGAGGACGGCTCATTCAGGATCGCGGGCTGGAT